AGGAATCTGAAACATTCTCGGGGTAAATGAACCACGCTTATCATGCTCTGCTTTTAAGTCTTTGTGCATAAACTCTGCGTGTATATCGTTGCTGTCCAACCATCCCACAGGCTCATCCTGCTCTTGATTTAGTGCTTCTTCTAGAGCTTTAATAGCATTTTTAGCTCTATCTGCCCAATCACCACTAATTATTTCAACGTGATACCAAGCGGTTTCCAACGCCTTTAACGCTAGTTCCATTGCTTCTTTACTCATGTGTTTTTTCCTTTAATTTAGCTTCAACTAAATAACATAATTCTTCCCAATGTGGGGTTTTAGAAGCAAATTCGGACATATCTTCCTTAGTTAGTCCTACCCATTTTTTAGTTTGTGGTGTGGTGTAGAGCTTTGTGCCAGGCTTCAAGTCTCTGTAAAGCAAACCTGTACTCCAGTCATGATCGGACACTTCGCCAACAGGCTCACCCTGCTCTGGAGGCTCCCAAAACTCACATTCACATACATATCTATCTTCACTATGACTAGCATTACGGACAAATCCATGTGGTGCATCTGGATGTGTTTTACATTTAGGTTCACCTTGCTCTTGCTTTAGTGCTTCCGCTTTTAATTGTTGCGCATGTTCCATCTGTTGTTTTTGCCACTCAACATTTTCTTTTGGGTATTGCAACAAAACTTCATTATTTGAGCTTGCTTGTTCTTTTTTTGATGATGGGCCAAAAATAGGAAACATTCTGACAACATCTATTTTTGAATAAGGAAACATTTCTTCATAAGGATAATTTTTAGGCAACTCATCTTCAAAAATCCACGCCACAGGCTCATCTTGCTCTTGTTTCATTACTTCTTTAGTCATTCTTGAACCCTTGCTCTAATTTCCATAGCTATATCATGCGCATAATCTAAGTAAAGTTCATCCGCTACCTTGGCACATTCTTCATTTTCAATCTTTGCTAGTTCTTTAGCAAAACTCTCAATTACATCTGGAGTATAAAATTCATCTATACCAGGCATAAATTTCTCTGCAAGTGTTAATATTTCTTTAGTCATGTATTGCGCTCCTTAATCTTAGCTTCTATACGCCTTGCATCAAGTAATAGCTGGTCGTGGTTATAGTCAGGATCTCCTCTGTATGTACCAAAGATGCCAAAGATATCCTCATCAGTCAACCCTACCCATGTGCGTTGTTGTGGTGTGGTGTCTTCGTACTTGTCCAATACCTCACGTAGCTTTTCAAAACCACCTACCGTATCAGACATAGCGATTAACTTTGCGTTTTGAACACGGGCAATCCGTTCCCAATCTGTCGTTACAGGCTCAACCTGCTCTTTCTTTAGTGCATCTTCTAAGGCATCAATGGTTGCATAAAACTTTCTATCAGTTTCAGGATTAAATCCCAAAGGAGATGTATTTTTCAACGCCTCAAGCGCTTGTTTCATTACTTCTTTAGTCATTTCCTCTCCTATTGAGTTCTGTAAAAAATAGTGAGTATCAATCCAACTTGTCCCAAAGCCCAACCACAAAATGCTACCCCTTGCGCTACATCACCTTTTTTAAAAAAATCAAACGCACAATAAACATAAATTATAAAAATAACAATCAAGCCATAAATACTCATGATATTTTCCTTTCTTTAAATCCTGGGCATCTCTGCAACATAAACACAAACTGCCTAGGCACATGGTCTTTAGGGTTTGTACTTACCTGAGCCTTGATAGCGTTGGAACATTGCCAACCACTGCTTGACTTTCCTATGTGGCTACATTCAACGCACATAATCATGTCCAGTTCCTCTCGATCCCGTTTAAGCAGGGTATCTATCAACTCATCACAGTTACGCAGTTTGGCGAAAATCTGGTGCCTTTTGGATGCCCTCTCGATCTCCTCCTCAGTCATCGCATCTATTGCCAATTCATTTGCGACCATTTTTTTCCTCATTCGGTAAATCCCCCAGTATGTAGATTGTCCACCCACATACTACGAGAAAAATAAGACACGCCAACATAAAGTAAATTACTGATACTAAAGTATCCATCATTTGGACTTTCTCATATGTAGGATGATGTCCACAATGTTTTCAAAATTATTGCCAGTCATCTCATTGATTGACTCTACAGCGGCCTTGAGTCCTTGCTTATATCCTTCTTTCCAATTCTCTAATGGATCAAGTTGACGTTCAATGTCAGCGATTTGTTGTTTGATTTCGTCTTGTGTCATGATTAAATTCCTTGTAATTCAGTTAACTCATTTAAAGTTACGATTTTTACCGTACCTTTATCCATTGAATGATTCCAACGATTTGCGGTTATAAATTTAATTGCTTGCAAATATGTCAATGGAATTGTCTTAACAGTCCAAGTATTGTCATAATCGTTGTGCATAACTACTACGTTTTCTTTTGCCCATGATTTTTTCATTTTCTTCTCCCTTGATGCCCCCGAAGGGGCTTTGGTTTACCGTGCTGTAACTCTTACGCCAAATACTGCTGTGACCTTGGTATGCTTGGCGACCAACTCAGCGGGAGCTTGGAGTTCAGCCAATAAAGATTTGTAGTCAACCGTGTTACGGTTTGTTTCTGTATATGTGGCTTTGAACAATGTGCCTTCAACAACTTTATCTCCGCCTGCTGATGCATTGTCTTTGATCTGGTCTTTGATTGCGTCAGCCTTGGCTGTGAGTTCTGCGATACGTGCAAGTAATTCGCCGAGTGTGTCTACTGAAGAGAGAGGGATGTTTGCGTTTGTCATTTCGTTTTCCTTTTAAATTTAAATATCGGTAACCGATATGCGTATCTTAACTTAAAGTTAATGCTTAAACCATCCCAACACAAAATATTTATTATCGAAAACCCTAATTTCTTAAAAAAACAGACATTAAATTTGCAATCGTGTTGTTCAAAGCCAACAATTCATCCATCTTCATGACCTTCCACATATGTTGTCTGCCGTGGATACCGTTGTGGCTACCCTGGTGGCAGTCCTTGCACAGAGGGATGCATGTATAGGTTTGACCTTGCTTGATATGGTGAGCATCGCTTGGCCCCGCTTGGTCGCAGACTACGCAGGGGAGAGTCTTGATCATCCCCAGGTAATCACGCTCAGCCTTGGTTAGCTTACTGTTCATAATGTGGCTTTTTCTATATTGCGATTAGAAGCCTCCTGCGACCTCCATACAGCGATTCTTTCCTGCGCCGCTATCATCATCCACCTTAACCGCTCTTCGTTCTCTACAGCCTCTTTAAGCGCCTGCAAATGGGCTACATACTGAGTGTGGCTGTACGCCTCCCTCTCTTGCGTCACGGCTGTCTTATGACCAAAACTCTCTGCCTCAATCATCAGTTGAGCCTTTAAGGTCTTGCGGTACTCTTCCATGTAGATGCGCTCTGATTTGGCTTTGGCGTAGGGCTTGCTCTGATCAATCAGAAAGTCAACGGCTTCTTGTGGGTCAATTTGTTTTGGCTTTTTCATTCATTTCCTTCGGTTGTTAATTCTTCAGTTCTGTGTTGAGTGCAGGCTTTACCGCAGTACTCACTCCAATTCTTTTGTGTTGTAACTTTCGATCCACATCTGGTTATGTAGTGAAAGTTGTTATCATAAAAACGATATACCTTACATCCATCAAATTCTTGGATTATTTGTGGTTTATGCCATTCAGCAAGTTGCTGTTCCGATGGTGCTAATAAATTAACAAGACCAATGGCACCAACAATAAATGCAACAATCACACCCAATCCAATAATCAGATGTTCATTTCTCTCGAAAAATGTTGGGGGTTTATAGGGTGGGTTTGTGTATTCATGGAATTTAACGTGAGGATAAATATTCCTTACATCAACAAATCCACTTGCATATCTTTCTTTATTCATCTAACTCTCCTGTATCTTGGACCATCAGGAAATAAACTAGGATATTGTTCGTGATCCATAGCGCCTGGTCTTCCAGTAAAAGCCTTTAGCTCTTTCCCGTCATAAGATCCTACAAACCGATCAATCTTTTCTATCCTGGGCATATGGCGCTTTACAACTCCCAATTCCCTGTACTTCTCCTCACCCTTTGGCGTTACCCTCAAAAGGGAAAAGAAGTTATTTGTTTCCCCTCTGACAATATATCCATCCGATAACAATGGAGTGATGATGAATTCCTCAAGCCTGAGTATTGACTGGGTATAGTTAATCTCTTTTCTAAGCTCTTGGGCTGTCAAGCTTGATCTATTGATTCGCTCAAGTGCTTGGTGAATCTTGCTACCCGCCGTGTATTTACTGATCATCCTGTTGTATCTCCACTATTATCTTTCCTGGTTTGTCCCCGTGCTCCCAATTGATTTCAATCGGTCTGAAGAACTTGTCGTTAACCTGTAAAGCATCTGCCATACCATCCAATAATGATTTACTCGCCGCCAAGCAATTATCAATATCACGATGTCTCTTATCTGGCATCACATACATTAACTTGAGCTTAATGCTACCACGATTCCAAGTCCAATTTCCTTTTGCCTGCTTTGTTAAATAAAATCCCGTCTCACGACATTCGCCCTTCAACTTGTAAAGCTTAGCCCATGCGTGACCATGCATCCTATTTGGAAATAGTTCTTTTGGTGGGAAGGGTAGTTCAACTCTCATCTTCAACCATCTGTATTCTTTTACCAATCCAAGCCATGACGGGTACAGCCATTGAATTGCCAAGCGCTTTATATCTTGGACCATCGGGTGTGTCTTTTCCTTTTGGCTTGATGTCGGTGTAGTTATCTGAAAATCCTTGTAATCTCTCGCATTCAACTGGGGTCAGCTTACGTACTGCCATGTTATTTAGGACTGCGGCGCTTTGGCTACACGTTAATCCATGATTGACATCAAGTGTATTCATCTCATCTGGTCTTGCATTTGAATTAAATGCCTGAACAATACCTAGTCCACCTTGATTCTTACTTGGATCAGGCACTGTAGTATCTAAAGTTTTGGACAATTCAACCTGCCTGCATCCGCTATCTGGATTTTTAGACTTCATGCTATTGCTTGCAAGACTATCAAAAGAATATGCAACTCCATGCTGATCTGTGCTATTAAGAGTAAATGATATGTCTTCATTTATTCCTAAACCATTTGCATTTTGTGATGTTGAACCTGAACCTTGAAGTGAATAAGAAACCATAGGACTATTTCCACCGCCAGTTCCCATGAATGCTTGCAAAGTGTTGCTCACTCCATCATACAAACGAACGCCATCTCTACGGCTATTCTCAAATGCAATCATGTTGAAGCCATCTGCTCTGCTCCATTCGTGACTGGTTGTTTGGAGGCAGTTAGCAAGGCTTGGTACAAATTCTCTGGTAGTTTCTTGCCTCTTGCTTCTGCTCGGCGGAGTATCCCTGCGCAAGCTTTCTGGCTCAAAAAGAACCTTTGCGGCAGATTCCCAGTCTCCAAGACATCCGACAACAAACACACGTCTGCGTCGCTGGGCCACTCCGAAGTACTGAGCGTCAAGGACTCTGTAGGCCCACCCATACCCGAGTTCTGCCACCGCCCCGAGGAAGGAACCAAAGTCCCGTCCTCCCGCCGAACTGAGGACACCTGGCACGTTTTCCCAGACAAACCATTTGGGCTTAAATTTATCAAGAAGTCCACAATAGGTGAGCATGAGGTTTCCTCTTGGGTCTTCAAGTCCTTTTCTAAGTCCTGCGACACTGAATGATTGACATGGGGTTCCTCCGACCAAAAGCTCAATTGTTCCAAGATTCCACTCCTTATATTTAGTCATGTCACCAAAATTAGTGACGTTTGGATAATGATGTTTTAAAACTTCTGATGGGAATTTCTCAATCTCACTAAATCCTGCCGCTTCCCAACCTAACGAATGCCAAGCAACTGTCGCCGCTTCGATACCACTACATACACTTAAATATTTCAATTACAACTCCTATGGATTAACTTTGAGTTAATGATACCACATCAAAATGCTGTCCTAAATCTCATGGGGTTCATCCCTTGCTCTTCAACATATTGCTGTGAGTCTTTGTGGTACCAGAGGTTGAATGATGGCTCATCTTCCCCGTTCCTTTGCTTACGGCAGAGAATCATTGCATCTGGATCTGATTGTGCGGCGCTCAGTGGTCCTTTATTCTTTAAGTCGTCCTCTTTTCTTTTGTTCCTCCAAACGAGCATGATGTTGTCAGGTTGGTCGGTGATCGAGCCTGAACCCTTGTTGTCGTGCTTATCGGGCAACTCGTACTCATCCTTGGGCTTACGCAGGTGGTGGACAACATGGATGTGACCTGCATAATCCCTTGCCAGTCCACAGCATCTGTCGATAAAGTATTTCTGCCCGTTGTAGTCATCCTCACCCATCACGCACTTCATCAGCGAGTCCACAAATATGTGCTGAATCTTTAGCTCCTCAAAGCAATACTTGATCATTCCAAGTACAGTATCGGGCTTTACCGAGCCTTGTTGGTCATAGAACCACATACCCTGATCCAACCATACCCCAAACTCGTTATAAAGCTGTTTGAGGGCTTCTAATCCCTCGGGGTTCATAAACTCCTTGGACGTTGGATTCATGCCAATGTACTGCCTAGCCATGCGCTTCATGGTCGTCACAGGCTTCATCTCAAAGCTTGCGATACAGACCCTTTGCTGTTGTTGGATCAGCCCAAGTGCCACCTGGGAGGTCACCATAGACTTCCCGTGCCCGTTCTGCCCTGCCCAAATCGTTACCTCTCCCTCCCTGAAGTGAAAGAATGGTGCTGTCTTCGCCCAAGGTAGGGTGACTTTCTTACCGTCTTTGTGCTCCTCAAGGTCTAGGATCAAGTCTTGGATGTAGGATTTGGCGGGATGTACCCTCGCCTGCATCTCGGTGGCTTGCAGATAAGCCTCAAAATCTACGTCATCAGGCAGTGTGTTCATTTGCTTGCTCCAATTCATCAAATCCAGTTCTTGAGTCGTATATACGGTTGTAGTAGTGCTTTTCTCTGATTTCGCCCTGCCAAGTTACGCTGATGAAGTCTGCTTTTGCCTTCAGCAAGGCTTCAAACAGGGCTACAGCACGTTCTTTTGTACTGGCATAGGCAAAGACATACATCCCCATCAAAAAGCGCAGGTCGATGCGATCTAGGGCTTTTTCGTCATAGACCGTGATCTCGGGGGAGTGATCCTCCTCAACCCAGTTTGGCAGGTAGGGTTGGTCGTAAATAAAGGCCAGAGTTGGGTGGATGTTGCGCTTACGCAGGTCGATTAGTGCTTGGTGTCCTTTCATACAGCCCCCGCAAAAATGTTTTTCTTTTCTGGCACAGATACCTCATCTTCCCAACGTCTATTGTTCAGCCAAGTGGATGGGTGAGGAATAAATTTACCGTTTTCTCTTGTCCATTGGTCTGATCTGCACTGTGCTTCTAATCCAACAAGCATGGTATTTAGAAGTTGTTGATCAGGATTTATTTTCTTAAAAGATGCTTGCGCTTTAGCCTTATCTATTTTTTTAGGATAAGTCTTCCAGAACATATCAAAAAAGGTATTACTCTGGTTACTGGTTACTGGTTCTTGGTTATTGGTTAGTGGTTTATGGTTAGGTGGAGCTTCGTGCACGGTTCGTGTACGCTTCGTTCCTTTTTCTCTACGCTTCGCCTCTCTCTCAATAGCGATCCGTTTATTTATTACGGAGTTGTTATGGTAATTTTCAAGCTCTTCACGTATTCTGTTCTGAACGTACTTATCGCCCTCAAGTAAGAAAAACTTCTTAAGAACAAACTCAACAGCCTCTATTTCCTGTTGATTAGAAGCCCACGTCCATTCAATAGCTTGATCTAGCGTGGGGAACTGTTCACGGTCATAACACGCATCGAGAAGAAGCGTGTACGCTCCGTGTTGTAGCATGGTCAAACGACCTGCTTTCTTGGCATAATCGCCAATATTTTTTTTGTAGTAATGCATATATTTTCAGACCCGTAATGTAGACCCTGTGAAAGGAAACCTCGGCAGGAGGGGTCTGTTCTCTTTTCGGTATGCTCATGACTTCATACCTAGCCGTGTTTCGCTAAACTATACCATAAAAATATCAGGTCTAAGAACCTCTCTTTTCACCAGTCCTTGGGTAGCCTCTTCTATCTTGATGGATAGGGCAGGAGAGGGCTTACGATGCCCGTGGATGAGCAAAGATAACCAGGTGGCAGTTACCCCCAGGTATTCAGCCATCTCCACTATAGCGCCTTTTGGCTCGTCTTTAAAGTATTCATTCAATGTCATTATTGTCCCCTATTAGCAATAATTATTTTCATAGTTTGCTCTTGTGCTTCATACAAAGGAGCCGCACAATCTTTGCATAGTTGAGCATTTATCCCCAACCAATTAAACGAAAATTGTCTATGTGGTCTTGGAAATTCCATTCCAGGATAGTCACTGCATTCATAAACTTCTGTATCAAGCGTTTTCTTGCATCCATCACAAATATGCTCATAGGTTAGCTTAATCATTCTTGCCCTCCATGGGTCTATTAAACATTGCCAGTCCTAATTGCCCAAGCATAACTGCCTTTAACTCTTCTCTTTCTTCTTCTGGATAATCAAGAGCAACCTCTTCTATGATTTTTAAAATGTCATTAGCCATTTGCAATATTGGTATTGCACTCATTCTTGTCCCCTTGCTCTAATTGCTTCAGCGCACAAATCTGCGGCATTTGAATATCTACCGTTGTCATACGCATCACACACCTTTGCACACTCCTCACGTTCTTTTTTTGCTATTAGTTTGGCAAAATAAAAAAACTGAGGTAAATTAATTGGGTCTTCCTTTTTAGATATTGGAAAACCAGAATCAATAGCCATCTCAATTATTTCTTCTTCAGTCATTCTTCTTCATCCTATTCTTAATTGCTTGAGACAACTCCTCTTGGCTCCACTCCATCGCCAAGTCAGCGCAAGCCTCCCTCTCAATAGATATAGCCTTCCTAGTCGTTTCAATAGCTATAGCCATGATCTCAGCCTTGGCTACGGTCAAAGCATCATCAAACTCCGTCTGGGTGAATAACTTCATAGCCCCAGAGCTACCGAGCAGTTGACGGGCGAGTGGGCTGAGTTCTGGTTCTTTGCGTTGCATAGTGTTCCTTTGTGTTCTGCTGTGATTATACGTTAACTTTGTGTTAAATATACCACAGTTAACTTATAGTTAAAAAACTATGCTACATTATCTGTACCGCATAGCGGGTTTTTAAAGGAATCAAATGAAAGTTTATACAACAACCAAATCGGGCATTCAGATAGGATGCTATTACGAACCTCCTCTACGTAACAATATGTCAGAGGATGATGAACTGATCCAACGAGCACTGCTTGGCATCAGAGAACCCCAAGACTTTTGGACAATGCTTGACTGGTTTACCTACTCGGTACTGGTATCTGTACTTTTGTCTGTTGTTATTTCTTACTTTGCTGTAACAGGTGACGCATGAATATATTCAAACAAATTATGACTCAATTTAATACCTCGGGTGGGGTTCGTTTAACAGATCCAGAAACTTCTGTAGATGCGGCGCTATCCGTAGATGCCACCAAGATGGAACAAATCGTTTTAGATACGATTAAAAGCTTCCCAAATGGTTGCATCAGTGAAGAAGTAGAAAATGCTCTGCCTCACATTAGAGCCTCTTCTATAACCCCACGCTATCGTCCTCTTATGAAGAAGGGATTAATAGTAGATACAGGAGAGAAACGACCAGGTTTCTCAGGACGTAATCAAAGAGTAATGAGGGCAGTATGAAACCACATAAACACGCAGAACTAATCAAGGCATGGGCAGATGGTGCTCAGATTCAATGTTTTGATTGCAATCATGGTTGGAAAGATTTAGGAGAGTATTTTGTTTGGGCTAATGATTACCAGTACAGAATAAAACCAGAGCCTAAGCCTGATTATGTGCAGTATGTATTTTTTCATTTCAATTGGGGTGTAAATATATTAAAAGAATATCCATTCAGTGAGGCAAATCTCAAGCTTACATTTGATGGAGAATCATGCAAACTTAAATCAGCAGAGGTGCTTAAATGAAAGCATTTCCAAAACTAAATGAAAAACAACCCTCTTACCAAACTGGAATGGACTTGAGGGATTGGTTTGCAGGTTTGGCTATGGAAGGAATTATTTATGAGGGAGTTACTCCAGAACAAACAGCTAAGGCCGCATACCGAATGGCAGATGCAATGATGAAAGAAAGGGAGAATAAA